GGCATTATTCTTGTTGGTGTGCTAACTGCAATCATCGGCCTAGTATTAACGAAATAGAAAGCAGATCCCATGCGTTTATTCCTTGTCTTATCCTCCGTTCTATTGCTCTCCTCATGCGGTGGCCAGCGCAAACAGTACGCCAGCGACGCCATTGCAGGTATTGACGCGGCGCGTAGTGGGCTAATTGACCTCGACACCGTGTATGACCCCATCGCGCAACTGATCGCCTCTAGCGCGGATTCAAAACTAATTGACTTACCAGAGCCAACTATCCCGCCACGAGAGATTGCCCAGCGAATGGGCGAATATAGCGCGGCAGCGGAGCAGTCCCAGCTTGACGTCGGATTTTGGGCTGAAGTTTTAGCATGGAGTGGCGGCGCTTTGGCTGTGGCCCTCGGCCTGGCCCGTACCCTTGGCGTTGGCGGCCCATTGGTTGGCGTCGCTGAACAGATATTGCTTTCTCGGCAGACTCGCAAGCAAAACGAAAAGCGCAAGCAGTTAGGCTCAGTGGGTGGCCTTGCTATTGAAATCATTGAGTCGCTCGATAGTAAGCCCTTAAAAGAGGCGATCAACAAGCGCGTAACGACAGAGCAAGCGTTGGCCATCGAAGAGGAATTGAAGCGCCAGGCGCAGGCTAGGGTAATCTAATGCCCCGCGCTGGCCGGTATCGACATCGTATAGGGGTTCAAACTGCGTCCGAGGTGCAATCTGCCAGCGGCGAAGTCACGCAAACTTTTGCAACCGTTGCCGAGAAATGGGCCAGCATTTGGCCAAAGTCAGCCGGCGAACAGGTGCAGGCATTCCAGACAGAAGGCACCGTTACCCATGAGGTGCGCTGGCGGTATGATGACGATCTAGTAATTACAACCAAGGCACAAGTTGTCTTCAAAGGCGCTATCTACCGTATCCTTGGTTTCCACCATGACAGCACGGTGCGTATTGAGACCATCGCAACTTGTGAAGAAATCACGAACTAAATGATTACTATTACATTTAATGAAAAAGAATTTAAGCGGGAGCTACGGGAAATAGACAAGCTACTCGGTAGCCTTCCCGTCAAATTTGTTGAGCCAGTCCTGAAAGCTGCGACGAGTAAGGCGATGACACCAGTTGCTAAGGCGATGCGCGCGGAGCTTAGATCACTGCCCCTAGGCGGCGGCAAACGCACCGGCGCGTTATCACGTAGCATCGGCAAGAAATCCAAGGCTCGGCGCAGCAAAAAAACGGCATACACCATTATTGGCCCACGGTCAAAACTTACCACTCTGCCCGATGGCACCCGAAACAATCCGGCGAACTATGGCCATATTGTAGACGGAGGGCGGAAGGCTGGCGGCTGGCATCGGGGAAGTATGAGAGGAATAAATAAGATTGGGCCAATGTGGAAGAGTATGAGGGTCACCATAATTGCCAACTACATCAAAGCGGCTAGGCCAGCTATTGCGAAGGTAGTAGCACGGGCGAATAAAAAGAAGGGCGATAAGATGGGGCAACCAGAAGAGGCAATTAGGACCATCCTAGCCACTGACAGCGCATGGAATACGGCTATGGCAGGCAGAACCTACCCCTTTCGCGCTCCACAAGGGGCGGCAACGCCGTACTGCATCATGCAGCGTAGCTCAGGTGATCAATGGAAGCATATGGTGGGGCAGTCCACCAAGGCACAGGTTTTTGTTGACCTAGAAATATATGGTGATAGTTACGACTCAGTTTTGACCCTGCTCGACAGGGCGAGAATAACGCTCGGCGGTTTCCGTGGTAATGTCGTTATTGCGGCATCTCCATTAAATCAGCTATTTTTCTCCTCTATCTGGGTGGAATCTTTTGGCATGCTCGGACCCGATGCCAACAACGGCAGCGACATGCCACAATTTGGCGCGCACATTTCACTCGATATTACGACCGATATAGCAGTTGCATAATTCAAAAACACGATATGACCATAACAGGAGTCAATAATGCCCTCAACTACAGCACCAGACAACGGCACGGGGGCAACTATTGTCTTCGGCACATCAGGCTTTGCCGGTGAAATCACCGGATTTAGCGCGCCCAATGAATCCCGCGTAAGTATTGATGTGTCACATCTTGCGTCTACGTCGATGACCTACATTCCAGGCGACTTAGTCGAGGGCGGAGAGGTCAGTTTAGACCTTAACTTTAACCCAGACTATGCCGTCCCTGTGTCTGGCGCAGCTGAAACTATTACCATTTCCTACGCCTTGCGCTCCGGTGACTCCACCGCTAGTACTTGGGCCTTCACTGGATTCGTCACGGACCACACCCCATCCGTACCATTTGAAGATCGAATGACAGCAACGATCACCATCAAGGTATCCGGCGTAGTCACTAAAACCCTAGCAACCTAACCTAAACGAAAGTGAGATAGCAATGCTCGACGCAAAAACCATTCTAGCCAGTGAAGATATTAAGTCCGTCTGTATGCCCGTGCCCGAATGGGGCGGTGACATTTATATTAAAACTATGACCAGCAAGCGCCGCGACGAACTAGAGGCGCGGTTTATGAGTGGAGGTAAGTCAATGGCTGGCCTTCGCGCTGCGATTGGTGTGCTCTGCATTTGCAATGAGGATGGCGAACTCATCTTTAACAGCAAGCAAGAGGCAGCACTTTCCGAAAAGTCTGGCGACGTCTTAGCCCGTATCGCTGATGCAGCGATGAAACATAACGGATTCTCAGATGATGACGTTGAGGAACTAGCGGGAAACTAATAGCCCGACCTACTCGCCGCTTTTGCTTTCGGTTGGCACTGCGGCTAGGGATGACGGTTGGGCAGCTACTCGCGTCTATGGACAGCCAGGAACTCGCGGAATGGATGGCATTTGATAGGCTCGAACCTATAGGAATTGAACGAGATGACTACAATATGGCCCGATTGACTGCGTCCATAATAAATTCGACAAAGGGCAAGGGGGCAGCGGTGCAACCGAGAGACTTCATTATAAATTACGAAGATAGTATTACGGCGGTAAAGCGCCAACGCTCCCTTGCTGCTCTTGCTGGTTTCCTTGATTCACTCGTCGCGAAAGGCACCTAATGGCTACCCTCGGTTCCCTCTCCCTAATGCTCTCCGCCTCAAGCGGTTCGATGGAAAAGGGAATTCGTAGGGCAAAGGCGTCGTTGAAATCGTTTGGCTCTGGGCTCGCCAAGTTGACTTCGGCCGTTTCTACGTACGGCGCCGCAGTCGTTGCGGCAGGCGCTGTCGCTGCCGTCTACTTTATCAAAAAGCAATTTGACGTCATCGACTCACTGAGCAAGCTCAGTGATAAAATAGGCGTTAGTACTGAGGCGCTAGCATCGTTTCAGTTAGCAGCGAAGCTGACCGGCGTTGGATTTACAGCGGTGGAAAAAGGCGCGGAACGTCTAGCCCGTTTACTGGGCGACGCAAGACGGGGCAACGAGACTGCAACTAAGTCATTCATAGACCTAGGCTTATCGCTGGAAATGATCGAAAAGGGGTCCATTGAAGAAGTATTTGGCGCGATAGGCGACGAACTGAAAGGCACGGTTGACCCAGCTTTACGAGCGTCAAAGGCTTACGGTGTCTTCGGTCGCCAAGCTCTCGACATGATGAATTTCCTGACTCTTGGCAGCGAGGCCATGAAAAAGAATGGCGTTGAGGCCAAGAAATTAGGGCTAACGTTTTCCCGTGAACTAGGGGCCAACGTAGAGCGAGCAAATGACGCCATGACCCGCGCTATCTCCGGCGTGGAAGGCATCTTTCGTCAACTATCCCCCAAAATAGCGAATTACATCTCGCTTATTGTTGAGAAATTTAATGCGTGGGTCATGGCCGGCGAGGGTGTCCCAGGGATGGCCACTAAGATTGCCGATGTCTTTAAAAGTGTGATGCGTAGCATACTCACGACCGTAGAAGTCGCTGTGCTTAATGCAAAAAAGGCACTCCTTGATATTCAAACATCCTTTGCATTTTTCGTCTTGTCGGGAGGAGACGGAGATGCTTTATTGGCAGCGCGGAAGGAACTAGAGGAGGTTAACGGCATTCTCATGCAGATTACCCTCACTGGTGGCACCTGGGCGAATTCGTTAGACTTGGCACTAATCACAATGGAGAAGGCAAATGCTGCAGCCGTAAAAGCTCGCGAGGCTGCACGACTGCTGGGCGAAGAAAAAACAAGCAGGCAGCGGCAGAGCTCAAACTAAGCAATGCGCTATTGGCCATGGAACAAAAGCTTGACGCGCTGCAATCTGCCCGAATACAGAAAAACGCAGCTGCCACAGCGGCTAATTTCAAGGCGATGATCGCAAGAGGACGGAAAATGGTCACTAGTTTCTCGCGCGACATGATGCAATTGGCACTGGACCAGGTGCGTACCAGCGTGAGCACGGTCAACATTTCTGGCGGGTTCAGCGCTGCGGCAGCGGGGCGCAATGATTCATCCTCTCGCACTGACCTCTCCATACTGAAAGAATCCCAACAGCAAACCAATTTACTTTCACAAATTAAGAGCCTCCTAAATGGTGGCGTACCGGCGGGCTAAATATGATCAAATTTCAGGGCGAGTACCTAATAACATGCCACGGCGCAGACGGCGCCACCAAGTGGCAAGAGCGCGTAAAAAACGCCGTCACCAACGTGGGGCTTAATCATCTACTAGGCGTTACGCTAAAAGACGTGACTCGCGTCACTGCGTGGTATCTTGGCCTAATTGATAATGTCTCCTACGTGCGGCTCACCGCCTCTGATACCATGGCCAGTCATCCCGAGTGGATCGAATATGTGGCATATACTGAGACAGAGCGGCAGACATGGACGCCAGCAGCAGCGGCTACCCAATCGATAAGCAACGGGGCCAGCGCGGCAGTGTTCACATTTACGACTGGGGCAGTTATTCGCGGTCTATTCCTAAATAGCATCAACACAAAGAGCGGCACCACGGGCACCCTATTCTCCACCGCTGTACTATCAGCGCCGCAAACGGTGGCAGCAAGTGATACCATCACCCTAACTTATGCCGTTAGCGCAGCATCTGCGTAATGGCTAATTTTCCCCTATCCCTCACTACGACGCTTTCCCTAAACGCCAGCAGCGGCGGCAGGACGGGGCCGACGTATACAGATAGTAACGGTATTAGGCGGCAAGTTTACGTTGCGGAAATGCACCGCCACAATAGAGAGATAACAGACAGTAATGATGGGCTAAGTCTGACCCGTGAATTTATCATCCATGGCCTGCGTGAGCCGTGGAAATGCTTAGGGCTTGGCCCTCTGCGCGGCGATTTTATGTCGGAAGATCGGCGTTTTCGCGTTGTCTCGCGGACTGTAACTGAATATGGCAAGGCTGAACAAGGGGAGTATCACTGTTGTTTGCTGCGCGTCGATTACCGAGTGCCAGCAGGTGGCGGGAGCTCAGGCGGCGGCGAGGACGAAGATGATGAAGAGGCGACGCCTGATCCCTTCGCTCAGCGTCTACAAATAAGCATTGGCGGCGAGTCCGTCCATATTACCGACGCCATAAGCCAAGTCACCTACTTTCCGGCGGCTACGGCTGCGCCGAACGTCATTGGCGTGACCGATGAGGGAGTTGAGGGGCTGGATATAGACAGCCCAATCATGAGCTTTTCGGAGACGCATTTTTTCCCATCGCAAGACTTTAGCGCGGAATTCATTAAGTCCCTTAGCGGTTTAGTTTTCACGGTAAACGATGCAACCTTTCGGGGCTTTGCCGCTGGCGAAGTCAGATTTACCGGGGTCAATTCGCGTCCTATCGGCGGCAGCTTTGAGGTGATATTTAATTTTGAAGTGCGAGCCAATGAGACCTTTACTGTTGACATAATGCAGCAGGACGGCGGCGCGCCATTCTTTGGGATCGCTACTGGCCCCAAAAAGGGCTGGGAGTACATTTGGACCCGTAATAGCGAGATCGTGCAAGAGGACGGTAACGGCAATGGCCATATGTATAGGGCGGTCACTTCCGTTTCTGTCGCTCAGGTCTACAAAGCTTCCTCCTTTGCTGATTTGGGCATTGGTACAAAACCATGGAAGGAAACGCCAGGGCTTTCGGACTTTGCGACCGTGACCGGTAACGACACGAACCCTAACGACCTGGACGCTTAATCATGTTTCGCCCAGGCCAGAAGATGACCGCGACGGCCCTTAACGGCCTAGCAACTACCGTAAAAGCAGGTAAGGGGGCGGTGGTATCGAATCAGGGTAACGGCGCAACGGTTGCAGTACGCACCACGGCGCGGGCTAAGTTACCACATACGGCCATCAATGTCATCCTATTGTCAGACGATATTGGGACGACCTATATTGAGCCCTTTACGCCGGTTGCCATTATTGGGCTGCGCCGCACTGATGAACTCGGTCTACTAGCCCCATTGTACGAGGCGCGAATACCAACCGCCGACGACATAGCGGACGGCCTGACCATGGGGATAGTACAACAGGGAATTAGCATCGAGCATTTTACCGGCTACGCCTTCGCGCCGGCTGCGCGCTGCATAATCTCAGGTCATACCCGCGTACGGGTGCGCCGTATTGCTGGCGACACTGGGGACAGGCTCTCGCTTGTTGAGGGGCAAGAATATGCAGGGATAGGCACTAGCGGGGATTTAGTATTACAAGGTGAAGAGGGCGACCCGACGCCAACGGAAGACGACACCCATTTAGCGACGGCGCTATTTATGCCGCAAGGCTCGGCCTCGGCAGCGGTTAGTTACGCGGCATCGATCAGGATTTCAGGCGGTCAAGAGCTGGTGGCATCCTCTAGCGTATATGGACTGAAGCGCAAGGCGACCCTAGCGACTGCCGCGACCTATCCCCAGCTACCCCGCATCGCAACGGCAACCGCGACAGTTGCGGCGGGTGTAGTCAGTGCAGTTACTATGGTGTTCTCAGGCGCTAAGTATGCAGTTGCTCCAGCGGTGACCATCACCGGCGACGGCACAGGGGCCACGGCAACGGCGACCCTTGGCGATTCATCGGCTGAGGCAATTGCAGTAACCAACGTAGGCTCAGGCTACGCATCAGTCCCTGTCGTGTCCTTTACTGGCGGCGGTGGAACTGGTATGGCGGCTACGGCAATAGTATCTTTGCAAACGGTGATCGCCGTGGAAATAACCAACAGCGGCAGGGGATATACCTCTGTCCCGACGGTCGTCTTTTCTGGCGGTGGTGGTGGCACGGGTGCCGCTGCAACGGTAATCCTTGCCGCTGGTGGCGTTGTGTCTGTCGCCGTTGGCGCTGGTGGATCTGGATACACTGCGGCTACTATAACTATCGCTGGGCCTCCTGCGCTTGCCGCAACTACGGCATTCGCTGAAGGGTTGGGCTGGGGAATCGCAACGCCGATCCTTGGCGCAGCGCTACCGTCTGGCGTTGTGCGGTTGGTCAACGATCCGCGATCTGCTATAGGCTACGCTTTGAGCACCAACGACATTGCCGCAGCATTTCTAGAAGGATACAGTAAGATGACGTCAGAGGCGGCAACAGCTCGCGGCTGCGTCATCGCATGGATTCCCGCCGGAGTCATCGCGTGACCCAGCTAGAAAATAATCCACCTAGCGCCCTAGTTGCTGAGTACATACCGGAACTGCGCAGAAGTCGGGGCACTC